TCTTTATAGTGGTTCTGTAGACCCAACTGGTTCGTATTTAGCTCCATATATTACAACAATTGGGTTATACGATGATGAATTAAATATGGTAGCTGTGGCTAAATTACCACAACCAATTAAATCATTGCCAGACTATCCAATAAACTTTATAGTTCGTTTTGATACTTAAAGTAAAAAGTTTTATATTTATATTAGTAAAATAGAAAAAAATGTCAAAAATAGAAGATTTATATAACGCATCAAAAGGAGCCTTCAAAAACATCATTAAAGATAAAGATGAAACTCCTTATTCAAAGGGAGGTTCTGACTCATCAACATTAACCGATGGTACATTTGGTAATATTGATTTAAAAACTGGAGATAAAGAAATATTTACTGAAAAATCTTTAAACGAAAAAAGAGGTGGTACTATTGGAGCTATGCCTGCTAGTAAACTACCAACTGGATTTGTACCAGCAACCTACGCACCTGGAGATAAAGAGTATTCTAAGGTAGTTAAGAAATAATCAATGAGTTGGAAATTTAATGGAAATATTGTTACAGAAGAAACTACACCTGAAGGTGCGGTTGGATTTGTCTATAAGATAGTTGATACTAGAACTAATCGATTTTATATAGGAAAGAAATCTTTATCTCAAACCCGCAGATTGAAACCATTAAAGGGAAAGACTCGTAGAAGGGTTGTAAAAAAAGCATCTGATTGGGAGAAATACTATTCATCAAACGAATGGATTAAATCAGAAGTAAAAGCTGGAAATGCTGAACATTTTGAAAGAGAAATCATTCAGTTTTGCTTTTCAAAGAAATCCTTATCATATTACGAAATCAAATGGCAGTTTCATTACGATGTCCTTGCCAACGACCAAGCAATAAACGAAAACCTTATGGGAAAGTTTTTCCGTAGGGATATTATAAATTAAAGTTATGACAATACCTGAAATCGCAAAAAAGTACGGAATCTCCGAAGCTTATTTAAACGCAAAAGATGATGCATTACAAATAGCGGCAGCATCACTATTAGACCTTAAAGGAATGTTGGAAGCAAATCAACCAAAAGCACCAATTGCAGCAAAAATGCAGTTTTTAGCTGATTTCCTTTATGATGTAAAGAATTCCAATCATTAATTTGGATAATTCCCAAAAAAGTTGTATATTTGTATAGAATATACCAATTATGCTATCTGGGAAGAATAAACTAACGGTCATTAACATTTTGGACACCGCATTGGGTGTAGGTTCATCTTTGAAGGGAAATGAACAGGCCCACCATTGTCCATTTTGCAATCACCATAAGAAGAAACTTCAGGTAAATTTAGATACTCAAAGATGGCATTGCTGGGTATGTGATTCTAAAGGTAGGTCAATACAATCCCTTCTCCGCAAACTCAATGTGGATATAAGAGACCTAAATAGATTAAAAGATATCTATGGTGATGAAGATTATACCTTAGTTGAGAAAGATGAGTATGTAGCTAAGTTACAATTACCATCAGAATTCAAACAATTGTACTTCAAACCAAAAGGATTCAACCCTGAATACAATCAAGCAATTAATTACTTAAAAGAAAGAGGTATTACACAAGCTGATATCGTTAAATACAATATTGGGTATTGCTCGGAAGGATTATACTTTGGTAGAGTTATTGTTCCATCTTACGATGAGAATGGTGACTTGAATTACTTCGTAGCTCGCTCATATTACAAAGAAGAACGAATGAAGTATAAGAATCCGCCGGTTAATAGAGATGTAATTGTGTTTGATAATCAAATCAATTGGAATGAACCTATTACTTTATGTGAGGGTGTATTTGATTCATTCTCAATTAAGAGAAATTGTATTCCTTTGCTTGGTAAATTCTTATTGAGTAAATTAAAGAATAAGATTATAGAGAAGGGAGTTAAAGAAGTAACTATTATATTGGATTCAGATGCTATTGCAGATTCAACTAAACATACTGATTACTTTTTAAAGAACGGAATTAAAGTTCGTAATATTATACCAACTGATAAGGATGCTGGTGAAATGGGATTCAAAGCAGTTAGAGAATTATTAAAAGGAGCAACACAAACTGGATGGGATGATTTAGTTCTATCCAAATTAAATAATATATGAGGTTAAAGAGAATTTATCACATTGCGGATATACACATTCGTAATATCAAAAGACACAAAGAATTTAGACAAGTATTTTACTCAATGTTTGAGGAAATACAAAAAAGAGGAACGGAAGATTCCATTATATATTTAGCTGGTGATATAGCTCATGCTAAATTGGAAATGAGTCCTGAATTGGTTAGTGAGATTAGTTGGTTGTTTACGGAATGTAACAAACTATGTCCTACAATTGTAATCGCTGGTAATCACGATTGTAATATGAACAACTCGGACAGAATGGATGTACTTACTCCAATCGTTGATGCATTGAAATTACCAAACCTAACTTATTTAAAAGATACGCAAGTTTACGGAATCGGAGATGTTGATTTTGCAGTATTCAGTATATTTGATAACAAAGATAATTGGCCTAAAGCTGATACTCTATTTGGTAATAAGAAGATTGCATTGTTTCACGGACCTGTTGATAACTCCACAACTGATGTAGGATATGTGGTTAGTAGCAGACACTTCACAACTGAAATATTTGATGGATATGATTTAGCCCTGTTGGGAGATATTCACAAAAGACAGGAGATGATATCACCAAGCGGATGTAAGGTGGTATATGCCGGCTCTTTGGTACAACAAAACTTTGGAGAGACATTAGACAAGCACGGATTCTTAGTTTGGGATTTAGATACAATGACTTATGAAGAAGTTGATATCCAAAATGATTACGGATACTATACTTTGGATGTTGATGGTGGTATTGTGCCGGATGTAACTGATATGCCATTGTATCCTCGTTTAAGAGTGAGGGTAACTAATACGGACACCGCAGATACAAAGAGAATGATGGCTGATATTACGGCAAAGTATGGTGTTGAGGACTTTACAATCATTAGAACTGATACATTCAATAAGAAGAAAACCAACGATAGAGAAGCAAGGTTGGAAGTTGATAGTGTAGCTGATATAAACCATCAAAACTCTTTAATAGGGGAATATGTGGAACGTATGATGCCATTCGTAACAAAGGAGGACTTAGCTGGGATAGAGAAAATTAATCGTGACATTAATAGTAGAATCCAACCATCAGAACTACAAAGAAACATTAGCTGGAAACCAATTAAGTTTGATTTCAGTAATATGTTCTCATACGGAGAAAGAAACATAATCAACTTCGATAAGGTAAACGGATTGATGGGATTGTTCGCACCAAATGCACAAGGTAAATCCAGTCTATTTGATGCAATCTCATTTTGCTTGTTTGATAAGTGTAGTAGAGCATATAAAGCATCTGCTATTATGAACAATAGAAAAAGCGATTTCCATTGCCAATTAGAATTCTCCGTTGATGGTGTTGTTTATGGTATTCGTAGAGAAGGTAGAATGATTAACAAAGGAAAGAACGTAAAAGTGGATGTGGACTTTTGGAGAGAGGGAGATAATGGAAGAGAATCACTTAATGGAACGGAACGTAGAGATACAAACCAAATTATTGAAACCTATGTGGGAAGATATGAGGATTTTATTATGACGGCACTTTCCCTTCAAGCTAACAACGCTCTATTCATTGATAAATCACAATCCGAAAGGAAAGACTTGATGGCTCAGTTTATGGGCTTGGATATATTTGATAAGCTGTATGATACTGCTACAAACGATATTAAAGATGTGAATGCACTTATCAGAAATTTCAGAAAGACCGACTTCACTTCGGAATTAGCCCAAAAAGAAAACGACTTGAATTCAAAGAGGGAGGAGTATGATAGTTTGGATGCAGAGAAGTTAGAATTGGAAACTCGTAAAGCTGATTTAGAAGAACAAATTGTAACACTATCTCAACAAATCATTCCAATTCAAGGTAATTTAGATATTGATGAACTAAATCGTAAACTTAAAAAGATTGATGGTGAATTAACTACTTGGGGTGATTCAAAGCTTGATAAAACAATAAAACTTACAGAAGCAAAAGAATTGGTTAGAGAAGCTAAGGAAATGGTTGATTCTAAAGTTACCATAAACGGAATTGGTATAGAAATTGTATATTCAAATTACCAAAGAGAACAAAAAGCTTTAATTGAAGCAGAAAAAATCTATTCAACAGTAAAATCACAATTAACTTCTGCGGAAGAAAAGATTAACCATTTAGATAAACATGAATATGACCCAAATTGTAAATTTTGTTGTGATAATGAGTTTGTTAAAGATGCAATGCGAGCAAAAGAAGCATTGCCTGAATTACAAAGGTTTGTTCAAAACGCAACTATCCAATGTACAGGTATACAACAAACTTTGGATTCTTGGGAAGGTGTAGAAGAACAATTTAAAGAATGGAAAGAATGGACTGATGAGCATAAAAGATTGATTATAGTTAAAGAGAGATTAGAAGGAGATATCAGAACCGCAGATTCTAAAATTGAATTATTACAAACTCAAAAGGAAACTGTACAAGCTGATATTCAACGATACAACGATAATGAAGAAACTATCACAAAGAATCAAGCATTAGATATTCAAATTCAAAATGTTCGTAGATTAAAGCAAGGTGTTGAAAAGCAAATATCAGATGTAAACAAACTTATGTTACGATTAATGTCAGAGGTAGGTGCAACAAAAACCTACATTGATAATATGGTAGCTAAGATGGAAGAAGTGAAAGAATTGGAAAGCAAAAATCAATTATACACATTCTACTTAGATGCAGTTAAGAAAGATGGAGTACCATATGAACTAATATCTAAAGCACTTCCAGCAATTGAAAACGAAGTGAATAACATATTAGGACAAGTGGTTGATTTCTCAATCTCAATGGATACTGATGGAAAGAACATTAACGCTAAAATCGTTTACGAAGACCAGGAGTGGGCTTTAGAGATGTGTAGTGGTATGGAGAAGTTCATTAGTGGACTAGCAATTAGAGTGGCTCTAATTAACATATGCAACCTACCTAGACCTAACTTCTTAGTAATTGATGAAGGGTTTGGAACATTAGATGCAGATAACCTATCATCCTTATTTATGATGATGCAATATCTTAAAACTCAATTCGATTTCATTTGGGTAATTTCTCACTTAGAACAAATGAGAGATATTGTGGATGGACTTATTGAAATTAAAAAAATAGATGGTTTTAGTAAGATTAACTTCTAACAACCGGTAATACATTTTTAGGTGTGGTCTTGTTCAAAGACTGCACCTTTTCTTTTATAAGGGTTTCTACTAATCCATTTATTTTGTATCCTTTCTCTTTACAAAATTCTTTTAATGCTTGATGTACTTCTGCATCTATTTGTATCATTGCGTATTTTTTCATAACATTCTTTAGTTTTCTTTAGTTTTCTATATATAATTATAATGATAAAAAATATTAAGAATA